CGTACATCTTACGCAGATCGTTGAAGTTGTAATGACTCTTGTTAGGTTTATTCATCACAAACGGATCGTTGAATGTCTCGTATCCTCCGTTAAAATAGTCCGTCCAATCGTTCGGTTTATGTGGCAATGCCATGCGTATCGGATCAGCTACCTCTTTCCAGTGGTCAAACCGTCTTGTCCAATCTTTAAACTCAGCACTTAGGTGGATCACTCGTAGTTGTTTCTTACCGTTTCGTTCCATTCGTACTTCAAACAATCCAGTGTGCTTAACTATCTCACCTAACAACCACGCACCCAACGCTATCTTGTGTCGTCGTTCCCACAGTTCAAACCTTCGGTTATTCTTTTCAGCTTGGTAAAACTTCATACGCTTACCCTTCACACTCTTTGTGTGCTTGATGTCGTACAATCTGTTCTTTGCTATCGTCTCTTCTGCTACTCGTTGTCTTAGTATATTCTCAAACTCTTTCCCTACATTGAACGAAAGACGAGTGTACGCATTGCAAGTAGGTATGTAGTCTAGTGCGGTCTTCAAGGCTACATGAGCTATTATCTGTGGATGCAGGTCAGCTATAAAACACAACCATATCGGCATAGATACACCGTCCTTGTTAAAGCGTTCCATGAAATCTTCTATCGGTTGTGCCAGTTCAGGAGCTACCTTTGAAAGGATACGCTTACTGCTGGCTAACTCACTACCTCTCTCACTCTCACGGTAGAACTGTTGGAACTGTCGGTATGTTGTCCGTCCCCAGTCCTTCATCTCTTTTTCGATACTCATTTAGTTATACGATCACGTACCTCTTCGTCCATGTAACAAAACCACGTCGGAGGTTGTACTCTTTGCTTGTTACTTCGGACGACCTTGAGGTTCTTGTCGTATGTCAACTCAGTGTTACTCCAAAAGTATCTGTAACCTGCATCAACAAGCTTACCAATAGAACCGTCTCCGTCTAGCTCTTCCAGTATTTCGTCAAGGTCGTCGTCGTCCATCATCAGTTGTAATTGTAGCGACTGTCTTCTCTGTAAGCGTGTTCGTACAGGTCAACCTCTATGTCTTCAACATCTACGATCTCTATCTCAAGATGCGGATACAGGTTCTCTTTACGCTTTTGCATAGTCTGATTAAATTCCTCAACGGTCTTAAAGTATGTAGTGGTAGTGGTCTTAGACTCGTTCGGTTTCTCGTTGTGAATGTATGTTATCTTTTTTCTCGGTGCTGGCATCTTAATTTAATCCTATGGTTTTGTAGTTATTAATCATCAAAGTCAACACTATTGACCAGTGAATCTTATTCTTTTTGCTGTTGTTTTCAGAAGCCCACATCGGTTGTAGATTTTGGTAGTTGAAGCAGATTTTTTGATGACTTGGTTTACTCAGATCGAATATGTAATCACCAGTTAACGGATGTCTAGCTTTGCACGGAATGATGTGATCGATCTGCCATTCTCCAAAGTTATCCCATGTCATCCCTTCTTTAAACTTCGATTGAATATGATTACGGACGGTTACATCATCCGATCCCAACAACTCATCTACATCCCAGTGTCTATCTAATCTTGGTATTAATTTCCCATAACGAGTACGAGTTACCGCTAAAAACAAATTGTTCTTGCGGAATCTTCTGTTATTTCTTCGGCTTCTCTCTCGGTATTCAGGAGTTGATCGATATGCTTTACATTTACCATTCTCCCTTCTTTTCTTTTTAGTTTTCTCGTTTGTGATTTTAACTCTATGTGGATGCCTTTTTCTATAACGAGCTACATTTTCCCTAGATAATTCAGGATTATTTAACTTCCATTGTCGGTCTACTTCTCTCCTAGATTGATGCTGTTCTAATGTTCCCCACTTCTGCTTGTTTGGGCGGTCATTCTTTATGCGTATTAAAACTAAACCTTTAACTTTTGGGTGAGGTTGACCTCTGTCGTTTGTTTTTAATTCTACCTGTAAAGCAGTTTGATTAAGTTTACCTCTGTTTTTCTTTTCTTGAATTAGGTACTTCTTAGGTATCTTCATAACCGCACCTCGTCCCTATCTACGGACACGTACAAGTCATGTCGTTCGTTGTTTACCTTGTCAAGAAGCTTCTGTAGCTCTAGATACAACGGAAAAAATCGGTTATCTGGGTCGATACAATCCCCTCCCATCTCATTCTGATGGATGTAAAACATAAGTTCTTCTATCATTATCTCTGGTGTTAAATTAGTCTTCATAATATAAAAAGGATACGATTATTACTACGATCAAAACTATGGTCAGGTAAGTAGTGATTGTCATTATGTTAATAACTCCTCCTCTATTTCTTTTGTCCATTGCTTCACTTCCCAGTCGATCTCTTTTAAAGATTCAATCTTTTCGTCCGCGTAATGGATGTTAGCGTGGTGTCGGTTAAACTCTTTACCTACGGACACTAATGTACGACCACGTAAAGCGTAGTACATACTTAATTGGCGAGCCATTACTGGCATCTTGTGTCGGTTACGGCTCATTATATCGTCAATGGATACTTTAAGAGTCTTGGCTACGGTCTCTTTTATTTTCTTCAGTGGGATTTTCTTCATTTGTGTTTGGTTTTATAGGGTTGTTAGTGGACTGCCTTATACAGCCTTCAATGGTTGAATAGTTAAAGGTATGTTCGTGGTAAGTTGTGTGAGGTCTTAAAGACGCAAGGCACTGCAAGCAAATGTCGCCTTCACGGTCTCGTAAGTGCAGAGTCAATCCGCAGTGTTTGCAAAGCTTATTGTTCGTCATCCTCTATCTGTATATCCTCTATGTCTCGATCAGATATAGGCACATTTCTACGCCACCTCTGAACGACACGCTCTCTAGTAGAATCGTCAAAGTAATATACATAGTCTCCTATAGTTACATATAAAGAGCCATTGCTTGGTTGGTGTATTTTCATATATCGGTTTTATTTATTAGGATAGTTACAAACTGGACAAGGTCCGTGCAATGGTTCAGGACAGCAAGTCTTACGCTTGCAAACGGTTGAACATCCAACGGTAAAGAGTAGTAATAGTATTAGTAATTTATTCATCGAGTAATTGTTTAAGGTGAGTACTAACAAAAAAGTTTGGTGCTTTATCGGGTATCATTTGAACATTTAAATACCACTGCCAAAAGCTTTCAGAATCGGTTACAAAATCAGGAATATCTAATTCAACATCATTCTCTAAACACCATTCTTTAATGGTAGGTAAGATATTTACATTACGATTAGCAAAGACATAGATGTCGTCTTCCATGCCGTGCTCTCGTATAGTTAAAACAAGGATTGGTTTCATGAGTACAGTTCCTTTAACAGTACATAATCAGCAAGATCAATAAGCTTGTCCTTTTCTTTTCCACTCAGACTTTCAGCAAGATCATAAAGCTTGGAAGATATAGTCTTACTGATAATTTTATAGAGATGAATATGGTCTATCGGTTCGGTTTTCATATCGGTTTTTCTTTCTATTTCTCTAATTCGGTTTCTACTAGGTTTACAAATGTATCACGGTATTCCATCAAATAGTTTTTCATTACATCGTAGGCTGTGCTTTTAAATCCGTTTTCTTTTCTCTCTTTCTGAATACTATCGAATTTATCAGTGCAATCTTGCAACCAGTCGTTTTCATGTAAAAAGCTTTTAATGCGTTCGTTAATCTTTGCAATGGGCGTATCTTGTTTGAAGATAGTTACAATTTCATCGATGTTATTATTAACAATAAGTAAGTATTTTAATTTCATAATGATTCGATAATGTCGGTGATGATGTATTTAGGGTTAACGATAGATTCCGCTTGGCTATAAGCTTTTTCGCTATCGGTAGATGTTAAGGTAAAGGTTTTTGTAACAATACCGCATTGAATAATAATTTTGTAGGTTTTCATATCGGTTTTCTTTCGTTGTGATTAATCGGAGGAAATTGCAAACCAGCAAAGTAACAACCAGCTTGCCAGTGCTAAGATCGGGCTGCAAAGTGCAATCCAAAATAAGTTTTTAGACGGTGGCATATGGCGGTCTAGACTATCGTCTTGTGAGATAGCATATCGTTTTAATCGTTCGTCCATTGTCTTTTCTTTCATGCTCATGTTATGCTAATACCTCGCTTTCTTGTTCATTGTACTTTTCAAGCGTTGCTGTCTTTAAGATATAAAAGGCGTAATGCAAAATAATATCGTTTAAACTTGTAGCTTCATCGTATCGGAAAAGCTCTTTGACTTCCATTTCTACCGCATCAAATAGATTAAACCGTGCTCCGTTGTTATCCATATCGAAACGAACAAAGTTGACCAATTGCCAAGCTCTATAGTATTCAAATGAATAATTGCAGTTGCCACATATTTCAACGATTGCTGAATAATAGTCGAATGAATCGTCAAGGTTATAGTCTTTAACAGATTCAACAAGTGAATCTATTAGTGAATCGAATTCGTTTTGGTTCATAATGTTATTAATAGTTGCGAGCAATTGCTCTAGGTTTTCACTACTATCTAAACTAAATGAGAAGCATTACGATAACAAAATGTTGAAAGTTGAATTGTATAAGTTGCGATAATAGCAAAGATTATAACGACTAATGACTTCCAATATTGGTAAGCTATTCCAAATGTGGAAAAGGTCGACGCTCGAAGCGATAAAAATCCAAATGCAAACAACCGAACCAACACCAAACCGTTGACGCCATCCAACCGCCTTATCTGTTCATTTGCGTTGCCAATTTAACCCCTAACAAACCGTTGATCTAATTAGACATAACACCAGTTGTACGAATTTGTATAGTTTTTACCCACCTACCTACAGAAAAAAGCTAGGGGTACCAAGGGGTAAACAACGACCGCGTATATAGCGTAACTCGTTCAGATTTTTTCAACCAATTTTACAACACTTTGCTAACATCTCTTCTTAAAAGCTTGGGCTGATAAAGTTGTCCTCGTCATCGTCATCTAACACCTGTCCGTCATCATCCATTGTAAACAGTATCTCAGCGTCCGTTAGAACCGTCAGTTTAGCGAACTCTAAAGCTCCAACAATCGTCTGATCGTTTAAGTCGAACTCTTGCTGGTATCGTCGTATTAGATTATCCAGATCGAACATAAAGGAGTCCGTTTGGTCGTTATTGTTCATCGCTTCGCTCTTCCAAACGCATTAAAAATGCTGGTGTTAGTCATAGTACTTTACACTATATAACAACTACGTTAGTTAGTAAAGAATCATATGAAAAGTAACACGTGACATTATGACTCGTATTTTTATTCATTGATATATAACGACTTATAACTCTAGTATTGACAGGTTGACTACCCTTGGTATAATACATCTAACTGTTACTATAAACAGTTCTCCATTAACTTCGTCAAGACTACGACAACAACGATCGTTATAAATGTCGTCGTTATAATCAGTTATTGAAAAAGCTCATACTTCGTTCTTTCGCTTTTTACTTTTAACTAACATCTATATAAACGTCTAATAAAAAGTTTTTAAGGATAGGTGTGTCTATATAAATAGACTATTACTAATTACTACTACTGTAATAAACCTGTATTTAAACTAACTACGACATCACATTATATATAATCTATATAAAAGATTTGTTATCTAAGTAGGAGGAGTGAAACGACGACTACGTCCAAAGCATCGCTTTAGAACCACCATTACTACGTTTATAAAAGCTATCAGTAAACTTTGTTAACTCTTGTTGTAGTAGTTCTTGTTTTCTATCAGATATGTTTCTATCAGCATCAGCAGCCATCTGTTCAGTCCAGTATGCAACAGCAATAGCTAAAGCATCTAATCTATCATCCTTTAACAGACTACCACGTTCTCTTGTTATTCGTGATAGTTGATACATAAGTTGATAGGAAGCTTGTTTCTCAGTGGGATAAGCCATAGCTGAGTTATAGTCGTTTGTTATAACCCTAGGGTCTACAATAAGCTTATGACTGTTTAGTACAGGTTCCAGAGTATCAATGATACGTAGTTCTTTTTGTTTACTGTGACGTACTTCTTCCAGTGTTACCGGGTACGTTGTTCTAAACAAAGGTTTAATCAGTTCAGAAAAGATACCGTCACCAAAGTTACTCTCTACTACGACTTTGTTAACCTTGTTACGTTTTGCTACATCAACGAGTTCCTTTAGTGTTTGTTCACCGTATCCACCACGTAGTCCACCAGCTTCAGGTACATACAGATAACCATTCAGCATCTTTACCACAGCGTACCCAGTTTCATCAACACCACGACCAGACGGGTCTATTGACATAACACTACCACTGTACGGTACATTCTCTCCAACAACCTTACTTGGGCGTTTGTATCTGTCACCGTTAAAGCCTACATTAGGCAGCGTCCTGTCAGCTTTCTCAGGGTCACTTGACCACAGTATCTTTTCAGGAGCTGTATCAACGTCTACGTCGTAAAGGACTAGATCGTTAATCTTCAGTGGGAATCTGTCTTGGTCTGATAGTCGTGGGTTGAGTAAGAACTGTAGGGAATAACCACTACGACCATAACTAAGCTTACGTTCGTCAAGGTCCATATCAGTGAACCGTAGGGGTTCTGTAGTCTTACCTATGTTATCCTCAGTTGTGTTATCCGATATAAAGGGTGCTAGAGCGTCTCCATAGATGTTATTAACCGTAGAGGGGTCAGGATATTCAGAGGGCATGATAAACGCCTTGTAGCCCCGTTCTTGTAGCTTCTGATAGATACTCTCTTCTGTTTGAGGAGTACCAAGGAATACGATCTTGGAGGTGTCTAGGGGTTTAATGATAGCATCTGTTTCCTTTACAGCTTCCGATAGCTTGTCTCTCATGCCCTGTGTAGCGGAGTTGTTAACCACTTCTATATCGTCCAACACTATCAGATCAGCACGACTACCCGTTAACTGTGATGTTATACCGAGAGACTTAACGGACGGTGCGTGTGACGCAGGAGCTGGACCAACATCAAAGGACACCTTACTGAACCGTTGGTCTTCCGTTGGTTTTAGTTGGTGCAACACTGGTATATCATTAATAAGACGCTGACAAAATGTACTAAACTCATCAGCACGAACCTTACTAGCAGATACAACAAGTATGTTCTTAGATGGGTCCATCAGCAGTTCCCACACTACATAAGCACTTGTTATCCAAGACTTTCCACAACCACGAAACGCCATGACAATACTACGCTTCGGACCGTATTGCAGGTGGTCACATATAGCGTACTGTAAGGGTGTTGGATCAGGCAGGTTTAAGTGCCTCCACACCAAACAGACAAAGTTCTTAAAGTTCTTTAACTGTGGCGGTACGTTAAGCTCCGGCTGCTTGTTGTTGCTCTTCCTCATTCTCGGTGAAAGGTAAGGCTTCAAATTCTTTTGCTAGGTCATTAACAGGAGTACCATTACGATTATCAACAGTTATGTTGTTATCCTTTAGCCATTTACCCACAGCGTTCATAAGTGCTGGGTTAAACTCCTCCATAGCATTCATGTACTCCACGGCTTTCTGACAGGTCTTTGTATAGCTATCTGCTAACTTACATCCCTCTACGTGATCTTTCATATTTAAAACTATACTTTAAATTTGCAAGGTAAGCGACTACAAAAAAGGACAGCCCTATATTAGACTGCCCTCTTTGTTGAATAAGGTGTTATCTCTTATTATTTATCTCTCGGCATTTCGTCGTGGTCACCACGTCCTTGTATGTTGTTAAGAATACGGGTTATCCACGTTTGCAGAAGAATGGAGGAGCTGACACCGAGCGTATTAGCAATGCCAGCTACCTCCTTCTTTTGCGAGCTTTTGAGACGAAAAGATAGAGAGACCATGTCACCTTTTTTCTTTTTCGTACTCATCCAGCAAGATTAACTTACGCCATTGCAGCAGTAAAGTCTGCCAATGAACCAAGATTGTTTCCGTCACCAAGAACAACGTCGTTAGCTTTAACGTCGATCAAAGCAGCAGAAGAGTCGTCTCCACTGATGTCAGTAGAAGTAGCACCAGCTGAGGTTCTGTAGAAAGCGAACTTGTCTTCACCTTCGTCGTATACAGCAGCAATGTTTCCGTTGTCGGAAGAACCACGCTCAATGATGAAACCAGCGTCGTTACCATTGTTAGCAGAACCAGCAGCTCCGTCATTGAGAAGCATAATAGCATCTTTAACTTGGGAGTTGGTAGTTTCTAAGGAAGTAGTCGTTCCTTGGACGGTCAAGTTACCGCTAAGTACAAGATTAGTTCCGCTAACGTCTCCAGTGAAGGAAGCACCACTAAGGTTAGCTTTGGCAGCGTCAAGAGCAGCTTCAGCAGCACGAGCAGTTGAAGCTTCGCTATCGATGTTCGACTGAAGAGTTGTGTCAGCAGATGCACGAGCAGTAGCTTCACCACTAACAGCAGCGATACGTGCAGACTCTTCAGAATCAATGTTGCTTTGGAGAGTGGTATCAGCGGAAGCTCTAGCAGTTGCTTCGTCATTGATGTTAGTTTGAAGGGTCGAGTCAGCAGACTGACGGGCAGTTTCTTCAGCGTCGATATTGCTTTGTAAGGTCGTGTCGGCAGAAGCACGGCTTGAAGCCTCACTGTCAATATTTGACTGAAGGGTGCTGTCAGCAGAACTACGAGCACTTGTCTCAGCAGAGATAGCGTCAGCATTAGTTTTAACTTGTGAGTCAAGAGCTTCGTCAGCAGCAACCAAAGAACCAGCAGATGTGATGTAGTTGGTTAAAGAGTTAGCTGTGTAAGAACCGTCCGATCCAAGTCCAGCACCAGTCTCAATAGCGTCTACGGCTGATTGAAGAGCGGAGTCAGCGGATGCTCTGCTTGATGCTTCACTGTCAATGTTGCTCTGTAAAGTAGAGTCAGCAGATGAACGACTAGAAGCTTCGCTGTCGATGTTAGATTGCAGGGTAGTATCAGCACTTGCACGACTGGAGGCTTCAGAATCAATGTTAGTCTGAAGTGTAGCCTCAGCAGCCAACGCACGTGTTTCTTCTGCTGCAATAGCACTTTTGGTCGATTGACCGATTTGATAGAATATAGATGATGTATCTGGCATATTATTAATTAACTATAGTTAGTATTGTTGGTTAAGAGTTAAGCAGTACCGTCGGAAACAATCTCTGTCCATTCAGACCCTGTCCACACTATAATCTTATTAGTATCCGTCTCAAAGTATGCCTCACCAGCAGCTGGCGAAGCGGGACGGGTGGATGATGTGACTGTATTTAAAGTAGCCATGTCTTATTCTTCCTCCGAAGGTTGTGTCCAAGATTCATCAGCCAACACGGTCAACATTGCCGAGTGACTAAGGGTATCTTTTCCGTATAGGCATCGTGGTTTAGCTCCTTCGTATTTAACAAAGGTCTGATCGCCTTGCACGTTATATCTTAGTGTATCAACTGATGTTTCAAGTACTTCGTCAAAGTTAACGGTACTTACTTCATCAGCATTTAAAATTACATATTGTCTACTCATAGTTATTAAGAGGGTACTGTTGTTGAAAAAGTAGGACCATTAGTAAGCGTTCCGTCATTACCTCCGCTTCCTTGATCCGTAATGGTTGTGCCTGTGCCACTATCGTTGTCTCCCATTCTCCACCATCCTACAGGAGAGTAAGAAGTTAAGTCGTCAGGTGTACCGCTGTTGTAGATTGCGGTAATATCCGATCCTGATAATGCAGAATTAAATATAGCTACCTCATCTATTAAACCTTCAGAAGGTGATGCGTAGTTCAATGTTCCACCCGATTTTCCTATATGGGTATCAGTACCTTTAGTACCTGCGGTATAATCTATTGCTCTTGTTTCGGCTCCTGAATATTCCTCGACACCATCAACATATAATTTAGCATTTGTTTGGTCGTAAGTGAAAGCAACATGATGCCAATCAGTAAGCGTATATGTACTGCTACTTGTGATGTCGTTTTTAAACTGACTAGATGTAAACCCTAGATGGACATTAAACTTATTAGCATTTGTGTATCTTAAATGATAAGAACCATAAGCAGAACCTGCTCTCGATACTATGTAATTAAAAGCATTAACAGACCCTGAAACCTTTATCCAAGCGGAAATAGTTATGCTTGAGGGTGCTAAAGCTGAAGAGTTTCCTAAAGCAACATAGTCATCTGTGCCATCTAGGCTAATTGAGTAACTGTTAGAATAACTAGCAGCTTCATTAGCAAAAGTTCTCCAAGAACCGCTGTCATATACAACAATAGCACCTGCATCGGTACTACCAGCAGCTTTTAAATATAACTCACCATTCTTAGCAAGTCCGTTAGTAACCAAGTCTGATTGTTGGCTGTCGTTAATTACTGTAATATCGCTCATGTTTAACTGTTGTTGTAGACCTGCCAGTTACTACCGTCGAATACGTAAAGCTTATAAGTGTCGCTTCCGTACATGATAGTGCCGACGCTGTCGCTTGTTCTTGCTGTTATATTTGCTGCCGTATCTACGTCGGGTGCAACGGTATCTTGCGGAAAGCCGAGAATAGACTTTAAGAAGTCCGTTACAGCGTCCGTTTTATCTACCTTGGTATCCAACTTCGACTTAACGGTAGTTCCGATTTGTTGAAGTATATTAGCCATTAGTGATTATTTTTATGTTAGTGATTGTTGATTGTCAAAACTATTGAGCAGCTTGCCACCCTGAGTCTGTAAAAACATACAATTTATTAGTATCTGTGGCATAAGCCATCGTTCCTAAGTCATCGTCTGTTCTTGCTTGTATATTACTCTCGGTGTCTAAGATAGCCTTGCTAGTGCTAGTAAGAGATATTAATAAGTTCCTGACACTTTGTCCCATTTGATACCATACGCTCATAGTTTATTTTCATTTTTAGGTTAAACCCGACACTTGTTAGTGACTTACGGATCACCTGTCAAGCCTTCAAGGAACTCTGCATGATCTCCCACTTCTTCTTCACGTGCATCTAGGAAGTACGGAAGTTCGTTCCAAGCAGTCGTACCGTCTCCTATCTTAATACGATTACGGTCTGCATCTAACTCGATTGCTACTTCGCCTTCTAACAGCACAGGGTTCTCGGCTTGCCATTCAGCATAAGTACCACGTCGTAGTTGTATACGTTTAGTAAAACTAGGCATCTGCTTGTCCTCCGTCAAATATATCGGTGTCGTCTAATACAGGACCACCACCGTCAATAGTAACAAAAAATGGATCACTCTCTAGTGCGGTAACCTTTGTTTGTAGATTATCAGCTTTCTCTTTGTTCTCGGTAGCAATAGCAGATGAAGCAGCTGAGATCGTCCGTTGTTGAAAGCTTAACGGATTGGGACGAACGACAGGTCTTCTAGCAGGTCTCGCCATTCTACCATTTCTTACAGGACCAATATCCTGCGGATAGTTTTGATTTCTTTTGATCGCACTTATGTCTAGCCCTAAAAGAACGACGACGTGCTGGGTTGCTTTTCTTAATGGTCATGTTGGCATCCCCAAAGCGTATTATACGATGTTTTGTTCCTTCCTTAGCACAGACAACAAACTTCTTCTTACCATATCCGGGTTCACCTTTTCGTATGCGTCTAGGTTTGTTAATAGCTAAACCACGACGCTTACACCCCGTCATTGCTTTCTTTTTCTCAGCCATTCTTCTTCTTCGGAAACCCAGCTTTCATATTAGCGTAGGCTTTAGGTGATACAGTAGACTCGCTTTTCTTACGGCTGATACCTAATCGTTTACGTCTGTTCATGTTATAGTATAATCCTTTTTTCATCGTTTCATCAACATCTCCATCATGCGATCCAGCTTGTTATTAATCTCTTTGACGGTACTTTCCAATCCACTCATACGGTTCTCAACAGCAGTGTCTCGTTCGCTTTGTGCTGCCAGTTCCACCTCTATCTTAGTCAACCTTCTCTCGTCGTTATCTAATCGATCAGTCAGCTTTTTTATCATCCAACCGATCACTGCAAGTATGACTCCAAGGGCTGTATCTAAGAAATGGGAGATGGATTCGGTCATTGTATTACATTGCTGCGATTATAAACGCTAGCAGTTGTTCGTAACGCACTGACATCTTAGTATATTCTGTATAAGTTGCGTCGTTTGGATTGGCATTTTTAATTATCCACTCACCGTCTTCGTCTTGTTTAGACCACCAAGTGTCTTCGCCTATTATAGCATAACGATAAGCATCTAATCCTTCAGCTTCAAAAGCAGCCTTTACATCTTGTGCAATGACACCGACATGAATGCGAGCTTCGTTACCTTTCTTTGCAACAGAATCTTTAAGTCTAAACTTTTTCATTAGACCTTTTAAAGCCGTCGCAACTCTTAATTCTGCTTCACTTAAATCCTCTATATCTTGTTTTAAGTTACGGTCAGAACCTGTCCAAGCTCCTCCGTTAATATAACCATTATCCCAAGTATTAGCACTAGAACCTAAATCCACATTTGAATTAGGATTACTGTACATACTACCTGACGGTTGAAAAGATGCTTGAGATGCAGAAGAACAAGCTATGGTTACACCAGCATTAGCAGATAAACTTCCATCGATAATATTTAAAGTAGCCCGCTCCCCGCTTTCTTGGTATTGAACAGAAGCAACATTACTGCCTTGTATAATTCGCATCCTGCCTCCGTTACCTGTCGCACTTTCATTCTCTAGGTTTAAATCAACATAAGCCGCTGTTTGATCACCTTTTGCGTATATAGTGTCTTTTCCCGTTCCACTGTCTACTGTTAACTGATAACTAGCGTCAGCTAAAGCCCCTGTACCTATGTTACTATTTGAATCATTAACGTTAAAGGTTGTATCAGTACTGCTTATTTTAGCGGAGGTAACAGCGTTGTCTGCTAACTGAGTAGTGTCAACAGCACCAGCATCCATCTCACTACCAGCAATCGTATCATCTTTCCTGCGTAGTTCGTGACCACCTGCTGTAGCATTATCATGTACTACTAAAGTTTCTTTATCGGTGTCTACTGTTACTTCTCCTTCAGCACCTGTAAAGCCCGCGTGTTGTGCTGTGGTTCCTCTTCTTAATTTTACTTGTATGTTTGGCATAGTTATTTGTGGTTATGCGATTGATCCAAAGTCTAATGTTGTTGATAAGTTATCTGAGTCTACTACTCCGTTAGCAATAGTAAGTGCAGTTGATCCTGTTACTTCCCCGGTGTGCGTAGCGTTAGTTACCTTTGCAGTGTTAGCAGTAACAGCAGAGTTATTAGCTACTTCCGTGTCGAAGTCAGAAATAGTAGATGCAGTCTGTGTACCTGTATGGTTAGCTCTAGCTAGTAAGGTTGCGTCACTACTATTAGCGGTAGCACCGTCAGCTACGTTTAACAGAGTCCGTGTCTGAGTGGTGGTAAGTTCTAATATATCAGAAGAACCACCTGTATTGTTACCTAGTATCGTATTAGCTGGTATCTCTTCTATCTTAGCAAATGTAATAGAGTCATCAGCAATACCAGTAAGAGAACCTACAACCGTACCTCCAGCAGTACTCCCATCGTGTACGTATAAGTCCTTAGTGTCAGTAGTGTAAACAAGCTCTCCTTCCTGTCCCGTAAACGCAGCATTCTCAGCATCCGTTCCTCTTCTTATCTGTACTTCAATACTCATTTATGCAATTCCTCCGTAGCTGAATGATGCGGTAACTGGGTCACCCACTATACTACCGTAGTCGTAATCAGTCGGTATATCCGTTATAGCAGTTTTAAACCCTCTTTCAATAACAAGTATCTCAGCTAAGTTAGTGGGTGGTGTATCAAAACGTATCAGGTTGCTGGCTCCTACGATTGTATAGTCGTCAGGGTCTTGGACTTCTCCAGCTATTGTCACTAACATTGCAGAAGACGACGTGACGTTCGCAGTAAATGTAAGAGCAAACTCTGTCTCACTACCGTCTCCTGTGAACTTACTAAAGCTTGGTGGACTGCCTGTACCTGTGGTTACTCCTGAGATAGCACTGTCTACGTAGTTCTTGGTAACAGCATCACCGCTGTCAGTAGGAGTTCCTACATTTTTTATCTGTTCGTTCTGTGCGTCCCAAGCTGTACTTCCTTCAACCACCTGCAACGACGCATCGTTTAACTCACTTATCTCTGCGTGTAGGTAACGGTTGTGCCTGTACGATCTGTCTAGTTCCGATTCCGTTAATACAGAACCATTTACAAAATCAACAAGATCAGTATCAGGTTGGCTCTTTCTGCGTACCCTGACATTCTGTCCGGCAGACACACCACTTAATACTTTTATCTTTATAGGAGTACCCGTCGTCAGTTCAGTATTAGCATTTAACACTCCGTTGACTTCGACTATTACGTGTTCGTCTTCTAGGTATTCAAAGGGTATCTCAAAGCCGTTACTAATCTGATCGGCTGTTGCTGTATAGTCTACGTAGGTGTTAGCCATGATATTATATTATTACTTATTGAGCGAGGAGTTCAAGCACATCTTCTCTGTTTACGCCTTGTTTATTAAAACGCAGTGCTAATTCAGTGTTTCTAATTTTTAAAGCTACATCAGGAAACTCCTTAAGCATTTCACGTTGTGCTATCCGTTTATATTTATTTAGTATGGAAGTTATTTGCCTTACTCTCGGACTTTCTATTCCAAGTTCTCGATCAAATTTAGGAAGAGATTTATATTTAGCTGATTTAATTAATTTATTTAAAGACTGTCTCAATGTCCTTCCACCAATTTTAACACTTTGTAATAACTCTAACCTGCGGTCGTGTGCACTTTGTCCTGATTGGTTTTGATACTCAAGTAAATCAACATTACCTCCTAACATCTTTGAGCTTGGCTGCCTAAAACCGTGTTCAAGTTCTGCCATTTCTTTAAGTATAGGGTCTTCTTTCGCCTCGGAACTTGCTATAGGATTAATAAAGCCAAAAGTACCAAAATCAATAATTTTTTCTTCCCCTAATATATTTCTTTTAGGGTCAAGCATTTCACGTCCACCGGGCGTTTTCTTTAAAACAGCATCCGCTACACTTCTGACTTCTCTTAAAGCTTGCTTATCGTAATCTTGAGCTTGTGCAAAAACATTAGGAACAACAGTTCCCGCATAGTTTCTAAGTACTCTATCGCCAAATCTTTCGGGTTCTTGAAAAGCGTCAGCCCACAATTGTATACCCGCTAAGTAAGATTTATTAGATAAGTTCCTAGATATAGCAGTTGCCATTGTTACAAAAACATCTTCAGCTTGTTTCTCATTAGCTTCTATATCTTCTCTAAGCATCTCATGAATATCAGCCGTAGTTCCTAACAAAGTGGCTATTGGGTCTAATCTTTGGTAACTATAATATTTACCATCATAAAAGATACTATAAGGTCTCCATCCTGTTTCTTCTAATATCTTACGCTGTCTGTTGTCAGTTGGTCCTCCTCCAGTAATAATAGGTCTGTCACCTACGTTGTTATTAAATACCATGTCAGCGAAAAGACCTAAAACACCAAAAGACGTTGCAACTTTACCAACAGCAGATGCTCTAATTACAGGGTCTTCAGAAGCTAAACCTTTCCTTAAAGCCTCTGCCTCTGATTTCAAACCCGGTACATTTAATATTTTATCCGTGCCGGGAATGCGAAACGAAGCAGCTAAAGGTGATCTCTCAAAAGCAAAACTTAATAAATTAGTTGGAGTCCGCACAAAAGGTAAAATAAATTTAAGCATAGGAACAGCTCTTGTTAAGTTTTGTATTCCTTTACCTAAAGTACCTTCCTCTAACTCTCTAGTGTGTGTAAAATACTTAGCCTCATCTAAAGCATAAGAAGCTAGTATTGATGCATTTTCGTCGAAGTTCTCATCTAAATAGTCGTTTATAAAGTCTGACCTTTGTTTAGCAAACTGTGCTCCGACCATTCCTAATTCATCAGCTTTTTCGGCTGCTATTCTAATCAAAGCTTCTTGGGACATTACCTGCCCGTTAGTGGTTACTACTTTGTTTAATTTATCAGCCACATAACCTGCTATTTCTTTAGGGTCTTTTATTCCTAAACCTATAGCTTCCATGCCAGCTTTTAACCGTGCAGCCCTCCTAAAGGCTAATTGTTTAAATAATTCATCACCTGTCAACAAACCTCTAGCTGGTAAGTTTATAACACCACCAAGTACATCTATTGATTTTTTAGTAAAACTTTTACTTTTATCTAGTCCTTTATTTAAATCTAAAACATCACCTATTGCTTGCCTAGGGTCTTCAAGGGTGCGACTTCCAATGTCTAAAACTTCTTTGCCAGTAACTAGTGTTTTAAATGCAGCCGAAAAAGCTTCTCTATATAAAACTAAATCAGCCCATGACGCTATAGCAGCTTTTGCTAATGGAATGTTCCCTGTTAAAACGCCTCCTGTAACCATTTCTGCTGTACCTAATATTTGGGTTAAGGCGTTTCCTAAAAAGTTTACAGCTTGTGTTCTAGGTCCGCTTAATATGGAGTTAATCCAGTATTCAGACGTAGCATCAAGCAAGCTTTTACCTTGTGCTTTTTTAGCTAAACCTAATATTTTTTTTGCTGAGTTTTCAGGGTTATTAGGGTCGTACATTTCCTTTATAAGCTTAATAGCTTTTTTGGGTGACATACCACCTGACTGATTGTTTAAAAATTCTTTAACAAGAGCTGTGTTCTGTAGTTCACTTCTTTCTAAACCTATCTTTCGATCTAAAGGCTTCTTCTGTCTACGCATTGCAAGATTCTTAGAATCCTCTGCCCCCATTTGACGATAGTAGTCGTAGATTTCAACAAACTCGCTTAATTGTTTTCTTAACTCCGCTTCTGATTGCAAGCTTTCCGTTTCTTCAAACTTCTTAACAGCTTCCATTAAGCGCTCGTTTGATCCTCTCAACAAGTCTTTAAATATCTCACTCTCTACTCGTATTCGTCTTCTATCTTGAATAGACTTAGAGCCTAACTGAAATAGCTGGTTTAAGTCGTCATCTAAGAAATCAGCAGGTGCTTCATCAAACTTTTTTAGTAGCTCAGGGTTTTGTTTATATTTTTCTGTAAGAATCTTATGAGCTGAATCTATATCACCAATTACTTCTAATCTAGGCAATGTCGGACTTTCTCCTTTTAGTACAGCGTCTGTCCACTGTTGCCACTCTGGGTCTGTTTTTATTCGAGACTCAAACTCAGGCATCTCAGCAAATGTCTTACCAAAATCTAAAGGTGCTTCTGCTCTCTTAGTTACATTACGTTGCTTAAGAAAGTCGTTAAATATCTTTTGCCGTTGGTCGACCCCTATCTTCGCTTTTAAAGAAGCAAACATATCTTTAAGCATTATAGCTACTTCTTGTGCAATTCTTTTTAATGTACCACTGGGTGCTAAATCTGCTTCATCCAACTTTTTCAAGAAAGCGTCAGTCATCTCCTCTGCGAAGTATTCATCTACATCCTTGAATCTATAATTATCGGATGTGTGTTTACCTTTTAGAAATCTTTCTAGTTCAGGTGGTAGTTCTCTTTTAAGTAACGTAGAAGGATCAGCTCCTTCATCTAAAGAAACACCAAAGCTTTTAATGTAATCTCTTCTAGCTTTATCAAACTGTTTAGTTAAAGCACTTACATCAGCCTTCGGCAAATAACGACTAAGACCGTGCCATAACTCGTGGATCATAGTACGCTTAATACCACCTTCGTCTATTACGGACTGTCTTATTTGTAGTAGGTTATTACCAAAGTTATAACGACCAGCAGACGGTATCTTATTTGTTATTGATAACGAGACATCACCAAACAAACGCTGACCCATTACATCTATAAACTTCTCTACATCAGCTACATCTTGTGCGTCTGCTCCCTTTACTGGGAACTTCTTCATCAACCTCTTTTTTAAAGTGTCAGCTCCTTTAGGAATAATATCCATCATAGCTTCTTCTTCGTAGGTCTTAAACGGACGAGGTCTTCTTTCTATAGTAGTGTCAAAGTCTTCTAAAGTTTCGTCAAGTTCTTCTACTCTTTGTTTTAAATCAGGACTTGTTCCTCTTTCTTTAAACGCAGGTAACTCCGAAAACGGTCTATCTTTCCTTCCTAAGAAGTCTCTAGGGTCTTCTCCTAAACCTATAAATTCATCAACTAAGCGTTCTTCAGGAAAGTTTAAAGTATTAGCTATCTCTCTTAATGAATAACCGTCGTTCCACATTTCTATAGCACTACTTAAAGCAATACGTTCAGCTCGCTCCGCAGCAGCCTTCGGTTCTCCTAGAATAAAACCAGTATCTTTCCTTCCTTTTATAAAGTCTCTAGGGTCTTCTCCTAAACCGATAAACTCTTTTTCTATAAAGTCTTGAGGTAAATTAACAGTTTTTGATATTTCTTTAGTAGAGTAACCTTCATCCCACATACGAAGAGCAGTGTTCATTC